GTGATCCTTGTTGCTGCCATTGTACTGCTTAGTGATTTCAGTGATCATTATCTTCTCCTATTCTGCCCATGATCTATCTACCAGTTTGTCCATTACGGACACCGACTTAATAGATTCAGGGTCAGTTCTCTTTTGTGTTTGTTGATCAAGAACCTCATCTTCCCAACGCTTTTGGTTCAGATAGGTACTGGCATGGAGGATGAATGACTGGTTATCTTTTCGCCACTCACCCTTCTCCACCCTCTCCCTGACGTTATCAAGGATCAATTGCATGATATGTTCATCAGGTCGTAGCTTTGCCCATGCTTTCCTGGCCGCTTCCTTACCTGCTTTACGAGGATAGAACGTCCAAAAAGAATCAAAGTCACCTATACTATTAACTGTAATATTCTTTGTAGTATTAACTGTAGTATTAACTTTGGTCTTTTGGTCAATAGGGTATACATCATTTTGTAAAGGGGTATTGATCATTTCGTCTATACCCTCCCCATTAATTTTTATATACCTATTAAGGATTTGCTTACTACCCTCTTTGTACTCCAGTTGTACGGTGATGTATCCTCGGGTCTTGAGTTGTCCTATCCATCCGCTCACAGTTGTCTTGTCCACTTCATATAGGTCAGCGAAGTATTGGTTGCTGGCCCAGCAGTAACCTTCTTTGTTGCACAGTGCCGTAATCTCTGCGAACAACAACCTAGCCAGTGGCTTCAGGGTTTTGTCATACCTGACATCAGCAGTCAGAATGGCGTAGTACGATGGCTTATCCATCACTCACCCGCCGCGATAAACTCTGATACCCTGACGCCGAACATGTCAGCCAGTTGTTGCAGTGTCGCGCAGCTCGGTGAACGGTGGCCGTTCCTAATCAAACTAATAGTAGAGGGGTGCAGCTTGGACTCCCTGCTGAGGTCAGCCTGGATGAAGTTCTGGGTTTCCATAAAGTGGTTGATGCTTTTGTTGATGTCCATGTATTTCTCCTGTTGAGTGAGGTGACATAGTAACCATCATAAAATTAATTTACAACAAAAGTTTGCATCTCGTAACAACTTATGTAAAATAGACAGCACACACACAAAGAGGAAAGACTATGTACAACTATGAATCCCCCCAACGCACTGGATCTCCGTGCGATGACCAAGACCACACACTGCAAGCATTATTCGACAGCATGACTGACTACGAGCGTGGAGAATACGACTACATCCACCATCACGATGCTGCTGATGGAGAATCTGAGGAGTACAACCGAGGATATGGTGACGCATACGCTGCTGCTGAATGCGCTACCTTCAAAACAATACAGCAAATGTTAGGAGAATAACCATGAAAATTGATAAGCATTACCCAATCCCGGGCGTTGTTGACGCTAAATCTATTGTTAAGAAAATGAAGCATGGAGATTCTGTGCTGCTAAAAAATAACCAGCAAGCAGAATGCTTCAGGTATCAGATCAGAAGATGCAAAGGCTTTAAAGTTGTAGGCCGCGCTGAAGACAAAGGCTACCGCATCTGGAAGGTGAAGTCATGAGCGTATGGAAAACTCTGTCAGCTATCGACTGTAGCAAACATGTCGAGAAGAAAGGCAACCTATCCTATCTATCATGGGCATGGGCATGGCAAACGCTGATGGAGCATTACCCTGACAGCAGCTATGAGTATTACCCCATAGAGGCTTATGGTGATTGCCCTGAGAACGCTACTGCTGAGGTGTCTGTGTCTGTCACAGTCAAAGGTGTTACGCACATGATGTGGCTGCCGGTCATGGATCATCGCAACAAGGCTATAGTTTTCCCTACATCCAGAGACATATCTGATGCCCGTATGAGATGCTTGGTGAAGTGCATTGCTATGCATGGTCTAGGAATCTACTTGTATGCCGGTGAAGACTTGCCAGCCGCAGTACAGGATGCTGTCGTGACGAGTGAGCAAGCAGCGCAGATCAAGTCTCTGCTGGAAATTACTGAGAGTGATGTTGAGAAGTTCTGTCAGGTATTCAAGTGCAGCACTGTTGACCAAATGAGGGCGGTGCAGTTTGATCAGGCACTGTCAGCACTGAAGCGCAAAGCTGATGCAAATACTGCAAGCTGAACAGGGTAGTCAGGAATGGCTGGACGCTAGGCTAGGACGGCCTAGTGCTAGTCAGTTCCATAAACTAATCACCGCCACTGGCAAGCCAAGCTCCTCTGCTGATGGGTACATCAACACCCTGATCGCTGAAAGGATATTGGGGTACTCGGAGCCTGTATTTGTGTCCGAATGGATGACCAGGGGCAATGAGTTGGAGCCAGACGCAAGGGCAATGTACGAGCTGATTACCGATACTGAGGTCGAGGAGGTAGGATTCATACTTGATAACTCAGGTGAGTTCGGCTGTAGCCCTGATGGTTTGGTGGGAGATGGCGGCATAGAGATCAAGTGCCCCGCACCCCACAATCATATAGAATGGAGCAGGAAAGGAGTGTGCCCGTCAAAGCATTATGCTCAGGTTCAGGGTTGTATGTGGATAACTGAGCGTGATTGGTGGGACTTTATGTCCTACCACCCAGAGATGAAGCCCTTCATCGTGCGTGTTGAGCGCGACCAAGAGTTCATCGACAAGCTGGCCGAACAGGTTATACTGGCCGTAACAGAAATAATTTCCGAAGTGAGGAACTTACAATGAAGATAGGTGTATCAGTGTCACTCGACGTGACCAAAATCGACAAGTCTCGTATGACTCAAGTAACCAAGAAGGATGGCAGCACCGCCACCTACCTGAACATGACCACGTTCATCGACACTGACCAGCAGGATCAGTACGAGAACAACGGGTTTATAGCTCAGTCGCAGAGTAAAGAAGAGCGCGAGGCAGGTGAGGAACGCCCACCCATTCTTGGGAATGTGAAAGTATTTTACACTGATGGCGCGCAGCCTACCGCTGCCCCTGCTGCTGCACCAATCACTGAAGATATTCCGTTTTAGCCAAGGGAGTTTCCTCTCCCCGTGTAGCAGGTCTGGCCCACCTGTGGTGCATAAACGGGCCATTACTGAGAGGCATGTAATGGATAAGCCTAATACATTTGTGACCATCCGTAGAGTCTTTATAATAACGGCTCATTGGATATGGGTGGTGGTTAAAGTGTTGATTTATATGATAGTATTCGTAGTCTGTGGGCTATGTGCAGTAGCGAAAGACGATTTAGAGCGCCCTTAGTGGCGCTTTTTTTATGGAGAAAATATGAAGCATCTCATCATACCCGATACACAAGTCAAACCTGGCCACCCTATTGATCACCTACGCTGGGCAGGGCAGTACGCGGTGGACAAGAAGCCAGATGTAATTATTCATATAGGCGACCACTTTGATATGCCCTCTCTATCGTCATGGGATGTTGGCAAGAAGTCATTTGCTGGCAGGAGATACACCGATGATGTGGAGGCAGGGATTGCAGCAATGGAGACATTCCTTGAGCCTATCCGCACAGAGCAGCAACGCCTGATTACCAACAAGCATAAACGCTGGAACCCTCGCATGGTGTTCACCCTTGGGAACCACGAGCAACGGATACAACGGGCCATTGAGGGCGATGAGAAGCTAGAGGGGTTGATCGGCTACCATGACCTGAAGCTAGAAGAGATGGGCTGGGAGGTGTACGATTTCCTAGAGGTGGCAGTTATAGATGGCATTTGTTACTCGCATTACTTTACATCAGGGATTATGGGCAGGCCAGTAGCCAGTGCCCGCAGCATGATGACTAAAAAGATGCAGACCTGCGTTATGGGCCACGTCCAGGATCGAGACATTGCCTATGGCAGGAGAGCTGATGGCACCAACATTATGGGGTTGTTTGCTGGCATCTTCTATCAAGGCCACGAGGACTACTTAACCCCGCAAACTAATTTGTCATGGCGGGGAATCTGGATGTTGCACGAGGTGGCAGATGGTGGTTGCGATGAACTGCCAGTCAGCCTGAATTATCTACGCAAAAAGTACGGAGGCAAGCATGACTAAGTGGAAAGAGCTACAAAAAGAACACCCCGCTATTGAACCACGGCCAGTTTCTACCATGGAAAAAAGCGCCTTGGCAGGGAATACTAGCGAAGCCACGACTAGCTCTACCCCGCCTACTGATATGGTGAACCACCCAGCCCACTATCAAGGTGAGATTGAATGTATCGACGCAATCGAAGCGAGTATGTCAAAGGAAGCATTCGCGGGTCACTGTAAAGCATGCGCTATCAAGTACCTTTGGCGATACCAGCAAAAGGGTGGCGTTGAATCACTAGAGAAGGCGCAATGGTATCTATCTAGGCTCATAGACACCGAAAAAAAGGCCCTGTAAGCGTTTCTCGCGGCATTTAAGGGGTTACCCTATGCCTACCTACAGGGTACAAAAAAGCCCCCAAGTAAGGAGGCTAAAAGGCCCGTTTTCGGCACGGTGGGCCAGCCCGCTCTCATAGGATGTAAGGATCACCCTTGCCTAGCTATTCCTGCAGATGCCATCATCTCCTCAGCAAAGTTGCACAACTCTACCCATTCATCGGACTCAAAGTCCTCTGTGCAATGGTAACGCTCGCCTATTTCCTGCGCTATGTGAGTATATGTCTCTATCCATTGGGGGGTTGTCAATGTAATCATGCTGCTACCTCCGCTTGTAATTCCCTAACATCATTAATAAGGCACTGATTCAACTGCTCCAGTTTATCGTGACCTATGTTGTTAACTAACCAGCGTTGCACTTGCTGGGTGCTCAATGAGTAATCAAGCGCGTTATATTCAACGAATGATTGGATAACAAACATCCGCGCCTGCTTGTCAGTGTTAACATCTAACCAGCGAGTCTTTAGCTTGGTATAAACATCTTCGCCATAATCCCCGTTAACATAGCAGCGATAAAACCGGCGGACTACATGATTACAGTCTCTGATTATATTGTCGAAGTCTGAGAAATCGTTTTTTAGTTGTTCAATGCTCATAATGTAACCCTTTTTTTGTGTGTGATTAATACTATAAAGCCCACCCTCTCAAATGGGCTTGAACTATTAACCGAATACGAATGTCATTAGTCCGATGTAGGACGCGACAATAACGCCAGCGAGTCCGTAAAAGTACCGATTCTGTTGTCTATTGATGCGCTGCTGCTCCTTTTCTGCTAGGTATCGAATAGCGATTAGTTGGGCCTGTTGGCCGATGTAATCAGTTGGTTCTATTGTTGTTTGCATTGTTTACTCTCCTACTGTTAGTCGGTTAGCCTTACAGAACTTGTAAGCTTCACGCTTAAGGGCGCGTGATAGTTGCCAGAATTTACGGTTTCGGCTGAAGTCACTTATTCGGCAATCGTCGCTTTGACTCTCCCACTCTGCGAAAGTATTAATTAACTCGCCATCTTCAGCCAGCATTTGCGCGTAGTTTTTATTAAGGCAAATGTCGGTGATCTGGCCATTGTTGATGGTTATTGATTTGGGCGTGCAAATAGTTTTCATTGTTTATGCTCCTTTGTTCATTTTAAAGACTTCGACCTGATAGACCTTGATAATGCCCACCTTAATCAGTAAGGCCTTAAACTTTCCCTTTAGTGTATCTGCGGCGATGTTAGCTTTTACTGTACATAGTAAGTGCTCGTATACAAAAGCTTTAGCAGTGCCATCTTCACAACGCCAAGCTTTACTGAATCGGTAGCCAGTGACTGCTAGTAGTGGTGCGGCTATATGTGCGCTTAACTGTCTCATTTGTTTATCCTTTTGTTTAATGAGGTCTAACTATATACCTATACATTGCTACTTGTAAACTATGTAAGCCTTTTTTTATATATCGTTTCATTCTATACATAGGGGTTTATATGCAAATAGTGCTATAATCTGGTTACTTTTTGATCAAATTGGTCAATTTTTAATCAGTTTAGAATCAATGGCATAGGAAATTTAAACATGGCAAGTAGAGGTAGACCGAAAGGTTCAGGCAATAAGCCGCTTAAAAGGTTGCTAGCTGAGAGGTTGGCGGAGAAATACCCAGAGTATGATCCAGTCATGGAACTGGTAGAGGCAACCATCAAGATAAAGGCGATAGCTGATAGCACTGGTGACATTGCCGATTACAAGAGTTTGGTTGATAGCTTGGAGAAGACCAGCCGATTCATTCAGCCCACGTTAAAGAGTGTAGAGGTACAGACAGATAACGCTCTCACTGTATCGGTACAACGCAAGCGATATGATGCAGGCGCTATAAGTAATGACACAGACAATGCCGATAGTTAAGTGTCACTGTATGGATAGCCAGTACTGTATGCATGTACAGGTGTATATAAGCTGTGCTTAACCTGTGCATAAGTCTGTGGATAACCATGTTGATAAGCTGGGAAAAAGTTGTGCAAAAGCTGTGGATAAGTAGACCCCCCCTTCCGAGGCGCGTGTCGTGTAGTATATATATGCATCAGGCAAAAAAAAATTGAGTAAAATAATAAAGCTCCACCCAGATATAGAGGATGCCCTAGAAGCCACTGTAATCGCTTCTAAAGACCATATCGTCATTATCCTTAGTGATGATGGGGTTGAGTTCAAAAGCACCTTAAACGACAAAAACAGCGTATTCTACATTGAATTATGTAAACAAATGATATTAGAGGACTGGTTATGTGGGAGCAGTACGAGCTAGACGATACTGATTCAGAGGTTATAGAGGCGTTTATAGAGGCTTTCTTGGATAGGGATGCCATTGCTATGCGAGAAGTATTATACTTGTTAAACGACTTTATAGAGGATATGTATGATGGGCCAGAGTCTAGTACACAAGCTGGAGAAGAAGGATAGGGATAGGCACTTCCCTGAGTCTAATGGTGGTAAGGGCAGCCATGCCCGTAAGTCTGACAAGAAGACTAGAGAAGCCTTTAAGAAGGGCTATGACGCTATAGATTGGACTAAGAAATGAGCCAAATAGAATACAACCTAATGCCACAGGGCCAGGTTTTACAGGACTTTGCTGACTGTAGGGCTAGAAACTCCTTCATCATGGGGCCACTCGGCTCTGGTAAGACCGTTCAATGCATACTTAAACTGTTCGACTTGATGTGTGAGCAGGCTCCTGTGTCTGACCCACAACACAAGAACTACGGTGTGCGCCTGTCACGTATAATTGCAGCCCGTAACACGTACTCTGAGCTGTTCTCTACCACGATTAAGGACTGGCTAGAGATACACGGGGAACTTGGTGACTTCAAACAGGGTAATAAAGAGCCTCCTACGCACTTTATACGCTTTAACCTAGAGGATGGTACGAAGGTAGAGTGTGATGTCGTGTTTATCGCCTTTGACCGCCCTGAACACGTCAAGAAGGCTAGGGGTATCCAGACTACATGGGTGTGGTTAAACGAGACTAAGGAGCATTCTAAGGCTGTTTTAGACATGCTTGACCTACGACACGGCCGTTACCCTTCTCCTAAGGAGGGAGCGCGTCCTACACACCACGGAATGATAGGTGATAGTAACGCCCCTGACGAAGACCACTGGTACTTTAAACTCGCAGAGATAGAGCGTCCTGAAGATTGGTCATTTTTTAGGCAACCTGGCGGTGTATTCAAGGACGGTGAGGCATGGAAGGTCAACGAAGAAGCTGAGAACCTGATTAACTTACCCCAAGACTACTATAAACGTGGCCTAAACGGTAAGACTAACGACTGGATCAAGGTAAATCTAGCTAATGAGTACGGCTTTGTGTCTAACGGTAAGCCTGTTCACCCCATGTATACCGACTCTGTACACTGTCAACACTTAGACTTCCAGCCATCCAAGGACTATCCTATTGTCCTCGGCTTTGACTTTGGTCGTACACCGGCCTGTGCATTTTTACAACGAACCTCTATAGGTAGGTGGGTGTGTTTTGATGAGATGGTACTTACCGATTCGGGTGCAGTGGACTTTGCTCCGACACTCAAGCGCTATATTGAGGAGATGTATCCAGACCACGAGTTCAAAGGATGGGGCGATCCTAGTGGACAGAACAAAAATCAATCAAACAGCGAAACCCCATTCCAAATCATGCGGGCGGCTGGCATACCCTGTCACCCCACCCAATCAAACGATCCACTGAAACGTAGAGCAGCCCTAGAAGTGCCCATGAAAGAGATGTGCATGGACGGCAAACCACGATTCACTGTCCTACCCAAAGCCTCAATGATACGTAAGGGGTTACAAGGTGGCTTCTGCTACCGCAGAGTGCAGACAAGTGGAGAAAGATACACTGACGAACCGGACAAGAATGAGTATTCCCACCCCGTAGAAGCCCTAGAGTACGCTTTACAGGGCGAAGGTGAGGGCAGATCAGCACTAGCACGCTCTGGCAATTACGATAAGCCTATTACAGCGAAGGTTGGGTTCAGTGTCTTCTGACATATTCGTAGTATTCACCAAGGATGATGGGCACTGGTGGTCTTGGTTACTGCATAAAGAGATTCAGCACTGCTTTGTCATCAAGCCTAACGGCGCTGACTACATTGTCCACGGCAGGACGACCCAAAAATTTGATCTGTTCACCGTGACGGACAAAAATGCTATACTTGACGAACCTTTTATTATGATGGGGTATAAGCAAAAGCACCCTGTCAGGGGTTTGTTCATGCTAAATACTTGCGTAGGACATACTAAACAACTGTTGGGTATTAACCGGCCATTTATATGGACACCCTATCAACTCTACAAGTACATGAGAAAGCATTATGAAAGCACCTAAAGCACCTAAGCCCACTGCTCAAGAGACGGCAATGGTAGAACGCCAGCGCAGAGAGCTAGACGAGGAGATGGCAGAGCAGGAACGACGGCTCAAGTCTGTAGCTAGAGGAACACTAGGCACTAAATCACTGTTAGCCAAGGGCACTCCTGCTAAAAAAGCAGGCCCAGGACGAGGGCAAGGTGGCCCGGGTACATTGTCTGGCGGCGGTTTGATGGGCGGTATTGGCGGTTCTATGCCCGGTCGAGTATATACAACTAGAACTGGGCGATAATATGCAATTACCTAAAGAGCTAGGGTCTTTAGCTGACCTTAAAAAGCGCGAAGCCAAGGCATTCGAGAATGCTATGATGTGGCACGATACGCTAGATGATGTGTACGAATTTTTCCTGCCTAACAGGAACTTGTTTGACACTAATCGCCGAGGTCAAAAGAAGATGGAGCGTATATTCGACTCCACGGCTCTTGAGGCAATCCAACAAGGCGCTAGTAAGCTGCAAGAGAACATCGCACCTATCTGGTCACGCTGGGCTACGTTCGCTCCGTCCGACCAAGTAGTAGAGATGCTTGAGACTGGTGAATACGGCGTAACTGTACAAGAGGTAGAGGCTAACCTAGAGAAGCAGGCCGAAATCATCTTTGATTACATCAACCGTTCTAACTTTGCCACGCAGTTCTACGAGCATGCGCTAGACCTTTTAGTCGGTACTGGCTCTCTACGCATCGATGAGAACGATGACGACAACATGCCTGTCATCTTTAATGCTATCCCACAGAAGGGTATCGCGTTTGAAGAAGGCCCATACGGTACTATTGAGACACACTGGCGTAGATTCAACGTCAAGGCGCGTAACCTAGAGCGTCAGTGGAGAGGCTTCAAGTCCTCCGAGAAGATCAAGAATGTGATCAAAAATTCACCAGATAAAGACATCGAGATATGCGAGGGTGTTGTCTACATGCCCAAGTCTAAGACCTACTACGGTTGTGTCTGGGTAAAGAGTGAAGATTCTATTAGCTGGATGGAAGACTACGGTAACTCTAGCCCTTGGTTAACTGGACGCTACTCTAAGGTATCCGGTGAGATACGCGGTCGTGGCCCTGCCCTGCAAGCACTGCCTGATGTGCGCTCTCTAAACAAAGCTAAAGAGTTTGTACTACAGAAAGCAGCTATCGATCTAGCGGGTATGTACACAGCTACTGATGACGGTGTAACCAACCCCTACAATATTAGTATAAGCCCAGGCATTGTTATTCCTGTTGGTTCTAACAACTCTGCTAATCCTAGTATTCAGCGCCTAGACACGGGAACTAACCTGTCATTAGCGCAGTTTGAGATTGTAGAGCTACAGACAGCTATCAAACGTGCCCTGTTTAACGATCTACGCGACCCTACTGGCCCTGTTCGCAGTGCTACTGAGGTGGCTATTGAGTCCAGAGAGCTAGCAAAACGTATTGGTTCTGCGTTTGGGCGCTTGCAGACCGAAGTATTAATCCCTATCATCAAGCGTGTAGCAGCTATTCTAACGCGTAGAGGGCTAATCACCCCCATACAGTTAGATGGCAGAGATATAGATATTAAATTCTTGTCTCCATTGGCTAAGGCGCAAGATGGTGAGGACTTGATGTCAGTACAACAGGCTGTAGCATTTGTATTACAGACTGCTGGCCCAGACCAAGCCATGATTTCCTTTAAGATGGAAGACTTTGGTACATGGGCTGGAGGTAAAACTGGTATGCCTGCTGAACTATTACGAAGCGAAACCGAGAAACAACAAATTATTCAGGCTGGCGCACAGGCTGAACAAGCTGGACTGCCTACGAGTCAGCCCCCAGTACAATGAGTTGGGATAATATCGAGAAGGCTTCTGTTAATCCAGAGGCCGCAAAAAAGCAGACGGCTGAAAAACGGGCCAAGGCTGCTGCTCTCGCCAAAGCATACAACCGCTGCTTCAACTCTGAGGAAGGCAAGCAGGTTATTGCTGATCTACACAAACGCTTTATCTACGATAACGATACCTCCTTTGGTTCCCCGAACATTAACTATGAATCTGCTTACCATAACGGTGAGTCAGGCGTAGTTAAGTTCATCATCAATCAAATTAATCAGGCAGAAACACTATGACAAAAGAAGTTAAGAAGCGTGTCGCAAAGGCAACGCCCAAGATTCTTATAGGCGATGATTCTAAGAAGTACCTAGAGAAGATTGGCTTCGATATGGAGTGGCTGCACGACTTGGCTAAAGAGTACAAGTTCGATGGGTTTGATTATGTCAGTAAGTTTTGTGCATTCCGGTGTAACCGTGATGGCAAAAGCGTCGAATGGATTGACGTTAATACTCTTGCTTTGCTCAATGGACAGCGCAAGTTATGCGAGATCAAACTTAAACACCAACCATTAGGGAAGTCGAGGAAGATTATCGACCTACCCTGGGAGAAGATTTAATGTCAGAAGAACAGGCCGCAGTAGAAGAAACAACAAGCGATACCCTGTTAGATCAGTCATCGCCAGAGTTAAGTGAAGGTGAATACTTTCTATCAGAAGGTATCAAGGGTGCAGGCGACATGCCTGAGTGGTACAACCCTACCAAGTACAAGTCAGTAGCTGAACAGGCTAAAGCGTATACAGAGCTAGAGAAAAAGTTCGGTGGATTCACAGGCGCACCTAAAGACGGCTATGCTGGCCCTGAAGGTGTAGAGTCTGATGATGCTTTGTTAGAGGAACTGACCGAGTTTGCTAACAAGACCAACATGTCTCAGGACGCATTTAACGATGCATGGGAACTGTTAACCGCACAATCTGAGGCTGTAGAGCAGGTTGAGCAGGAGCAAGAGTTAGCGAAGCTAGGGGATAATGCACAGCAGCGCATCAAGACTATCGAAGGGTTTATGAAGAACAACATGAGTCCAGAAGACTTTGATGTAGCCCGTGACCTAGTAACTACAGCAGAATCAGTGCAGTTAATTGAGATGCTTGTATCCGCTACAGCTCCGACCAAGCTACCCATACAGGGCGGTGAAAGCCCCACAGGTGTTACGTGGTCTGACATTGAGAATGAGATGTTCAGGAAGAACGAGAATGGCCAGTTGTTACGCAGTGTAGATACCAATCATGAGCGCAAAATCCAGAAGATGATGCACGATTACGGCGGGGATACACCACATCACCGCACCATTGGTTGATACATAAGTGTCATTCGGGGTATAATCTGTCCACTGGATACCCTTTCTCTAAGGCCCAGTAAATTAGGTTGGATGCTGACCAATTTACTGGGTACTCAGCAAAAACCTTGAAAAACTTTTTTATTTACTCTTTTTCGAGGAAACTATTATGAGTAAAAATCTATCGGCCGTAGCGGTCACAGAGTTTGACAGTATGGTTAAACATGCCTATCAGGGCATGGGCCTGCTGAAAGGTGCTGTAACTCAGCGCAACAATGTAATTGGCGATACTTACAAGTTCCGCCGTATGGGTAAGGGTCTTGCCAACCAGAAGTCTACTTCTGATCTGGTAACTCCTATGGACGTGGCGCACGAGTTCAAGACTGCCACTCTGACTAACTGGAATGCTCCAGAGTACACTGACATGTTTGATGCTAAAGATGTCAACTTTGATGAGAAGCAGGAACTGGCTAACACTATCGCTGGTGCTCTGGGTCGCCGTACTGACCAGCTTGTTATCGATGCTATGGATGCTTCTACTCCTCTGACCACAACTATCAACACCAACGTAGGTGGCAACAACACTAACCTGAACATGGCTAAAGTAATTAAAGCCCAGGTTGAGCTGCGCGACCAAGGTGTTCCTAACTCTGAGCTGTTTGCTGCTGTAAACGCACTGGGTCTAGGTGGACTGTTGAATGACGAGAAGGCAACTTCTTCTGACTACCAGGCTATTAAAGCTCTCGTAAACGGCGACGTTGACACTCTGGCTGGCTTCAAGTTTGTAATCCTTGAGTCACGCGCAGAAGGTGGACTGACTGTTGCTGCTAACGTAGTTGATTCTTACTTCTTCCAGCGTCCTGCTGTTGGCCTCGCCATCGGTATCGACATGAAGACTGAGATCGACTGGGTTGCTGAGCGTACTTCTTGGTTGTGTAACGGCATGCTGAAGGCTGGCTCTGTTGTTCGCGACGAAGGTGGTTTGGTTAAAGTTCAATACACTCAGACTGCATAAGGAGAGACTATCATGGCTTTTGTTCGATCTGATCTATGCCGCATTGGCGGTTCTGGCAACGGTGGTTCTACTTGGCAGTACACAACTACTGAAGCTACTTCAGCGGTTGTAGCTGACACTAACTACTTTGCTAACGCAACAGCGGAACTGAGCGCCGGCGACATTCTGCTGGTTATCGGTACTACTGGAAGCACTCCTACTGGACGTATTTCCTATGTTGAATCAAATGACGGTACTACCGTTGTTTGTGCCGCTGGTACAGTAATTACCGCGTAAAACTGAATGGGGGCTCCGGCCCCCTTTCTTACTGAGGTTAGTATGGCAGAGAAAATTAAGTTAATTTCTAACGCCTTGATTTTGATTGGCGACCTGCCTGTCACATCATTAAGTGGTAACACACGCGCAGAAACCGTAGCTAACAACTTGTACGACAACATCGTACAGGCTGAGATGTCTAAGCATCGCTGGGGCTTTGCTCGACGATTAGCGCAGTTAGCACTGACTACAGAAACTCCAGTAGGTAATGACTACAAGAACATCTATCAGCTTCCTGCTGACCTGATTAACGTAGTTAAGTTAGACCCTGCAATACAATACAGAATCTATGGCGACAAGGTGTATGCCAATACATCTGGGCCTTTGTACGTTGATTACATAGCAAACGTGGCTGAAGGTGAATGGCCTGTCTACTTTGCTAAGATGATCGAGTACGCACTAGCAATGGACTTTGCGCCTTCTATCAGGGACAGTGCTGCATCAGCACAGGTTAACGCTGCTAAGTACGAGAACGCATCCCGTATGGCACGTTACACTGATTCACAACAATACCCAACGGAGCCGCTTAGAAGCCAACCATTTATTAATGTGAGGTACTAATGGCTGAGTCACAATTCCTGCAAGCCAGCTTTACTAGCGGTGAGCTATCGCCTCTACTAAAGGGCCGTACAGACCTTAATCAATACTATGCTGGCGTACAGACTGGCGACAATGTAGTTATTGTGCCGCAGGGTGGCCTTAAAAGACGGCCAGGTACTGAGCATATTGATTTAGCTTTACGGCAAATAGGGCCATACGTTACTGGTACGTTCACTGCCACAATGCCCAATGGCGGCACACCAGCCAATATAAACGACTTTAACCCTGCTACCGTAGGTCTGACTACCACTAACATTGGAACGTCCGGCACAGGGGCAACAGAGTACGTTGTAGCGCATTACAATATGAGCACCACCACTAACGGTATACGCTTTATTGATGTGCAGGATGTAAAGCTCACTGTAAACAATACAGACACAGCGTATCTGCGAGTGCAAACTAGCAGCAACAACACAACTTGGGTGACACAGCAGACCATACAGATTAACTCTGTAGAGCAGTCGTTCCGCGTAAAGATTACTGACGTTATCGCTACGCCCTATGTGCGGTTAGTTAGGCAGAGTGACACGGGCGACTTAGGTGCGCAGAGAATCTCACTGAGTGAGTTTAACGTGATGTTTGAGACTTCAGCAGTCTCTGACGTTAAGACCTTTGACTTTAGCATTGAGTCTGATCGGCACTATCTCTGTGTCGCTACAGGCGGTGCAGACACTACCCCTTCATACGGCAACATGGCGTTCTACCGAATACCACATGCAGGCTCTACTGATACTGTGTTGGTAGGCAATGTGCCTCTGCCGTACAAGTCTACTGAGATAGCTACGTTGCGTGACGCGCAAACAGAGAACGTCATGCTAGTGTTCCATGAGGAACATCCATCAAAAAGAATTATCAATAGCGGCCATACAGTAGTCTCTGGCAATGACAGTATATTCCAGATAGACAACATACCGTTCTTGAACATCCCGCAGTTCGACTACGATGACGCACTAAGTCCTACACCTGTAGACGAGATACAAGACCTAGAGCTAGATCACGGTAGCGGTCACAACTGGGAGATCGGTGATACGTTCCAGATAGATGTCGAGGGCGTGTTAAGTAAAAACGTTACGTTTGCTGGTGATGGTAACGCTGATCAGATTTCATCGACTGTGCATAACATTAGGCGCAACCTGCAAGAAATGCCTGTGTTTGGTGAAACGGGTGTTGCTGTAGTTAGGACTGGTATACGCACATACAGAATCACTATTAGCGGCGAGTCTACTAAAGCATTTGAGTTGTTTAGCGGATTCCCAACTACAGGCGGTCAGGACAACACCACACTGTTTACTAAGGTGCAGACTGGCTCACCACGCAAAGAAGATGTGTGGAGCGCAACACGCGGCTATGTACGCATGGGTACATTCCACGATGGTAGATTATGGTTAGGTGGTACTAGGTCTAAGATACAAAGCATCTTTGCGTCTAAGGCGGGAATCTTCTTTGACTACTACTTCCAAGAAGGGGATGACGATGAAGGTATCTTTATCACCCTGACTAACAGAATACAGACAGAGATCGTAGACATTAACTCTGACCGTGGCCTACAGGTATTTACTACGGGTGGTGAGTTCTTAATTAAGGGTAATACACCATCTACTGTCACTTCTGTAGCGCAGACGCAGCATGGCGCATTGTACTTAGAGGCTAAGTCACTAGACGGTGCCACATTGTTTGTAGACCAGAACGGCCAGACATTAAGACAGTTTGTGTATAGCTTTAATGAAGACGCTTATACGTCTAATGACATATCCGTGCTGTCTTCGCAGTTAATAGATACGCCTAAAGATGTGGCTGTGCTGTCTGGAACAACGTCAGAGGACTCTAACTGGGTATTCATTATCAACCAGGATGGTAATGGTGCGGTACTTAATACTGTCCGCGCACAAGATATTAATGGATTTACACGCTGGACTAACGCCAACAGTGGTTACTTTGATACTAACGGCAACCCTAACAAGCTCAAGCTAATCTCTGCATCTACCGTAAAGAACGAACTGTACATGGTAAATGCGTTTACTTACCCGCAAACAGGTCAGCCTGATTTAGAGGTTTATTCTATAGAGCGTTGGTCTTTTGATCATTTGTTAGATTCGTCTAGCAAGGTATCTGTGGCTGCCCCTTCACCCCCTGCTACAACAATAGTGCAGCTTCCTGACATACACTTGCGATATGCAGAGGTGAGTGTAATTTGTAATGGTACTAACTTAGCAAAACGTACCGTTACTGGTACAGGTACTATTACATTAACAGCAGAGGAAGTGTCTACAGGCGGTACATTAAACCTAGAGGTCGGGTTAACTTTTACGCCTAAGATTGTACCAATGCCACTAAACACTAGCTCAAAGGCTAGTGCTAATAATGTTATGCGAGAGAAGCGCATTAATCGCATGAACCTACGCATGTACGAGAGTGCTGGTGTTTACATAGACGGCAACCCTGTACCTGTTAGGAACTTTGGGCAAGCAGTAGATAGCCCATTAGGTACACCCTTTGAGGTTAGAACTGGCATTATACAAGACAACAATGGTGGTAAAGGCTGGGGTATTGACGTAGTGCCTGAGATTACAGTGCCAGATGCTGCTCCTTTCCATCTACAAGCAATTGAGTACGAGGTTGAATCGTCATGATTTTCACTATATTAGCTGCTTTAGGCACTGCGGTTGGAACTTACGGCCAAGTGCAGGCTGGCAAGGCGGCAGAAGACGCTGCTAAAGAGCAGGCAAGGCAAGAAAAAATACAGGCCGAGTCAGAGGAGTTAGCCCGTCGAGAGGAGCTAAACAGACAAGCGGCTGCAATGGTTACTGCCGCGTCAACTGCGGGTTACACGGGCGAAACTCAAAAAAGCATAGGCTTGTATAGCGCACAACAAACAGGCAAGAGTGAAGGCCTGATTTCTTTAAGTAGGAAGCTAAGAGACGCGCAGACTATTCGCGAAGGTAAAGCTGCTAAACAAGCTGCTACTCTAGGTGCTGCATCTACTCTGTTAAAGGGTGGGGCTGAAACTAAGCGAGCATACGATGAGGAGTTTGATTAAACATGGCAATGCAACCAATTAAAAGATATGGCGGCTTTACTGCTACAGGCGTAGATACCTCTGGCATCAAGAGAATGCAGGCATTGGCTGGGTTTGCTGGCGATGTTCTGGAGACAACAAGCAGGATTGGTCGCGCTGTAGCTGAGGCAGAGGCTCCTGCTAAGGCGGAAGCTGCTGTTGCTAAAGCTAGGGAAGAAGGCACAGAAGTAAAAATGAAAAGCTCTCTGGCATGGGGTGGCGATACATACAACAGAATAGCTTTAAAAGCCTACGAAAAGGGCATTAACTCTGACATCAACAATGCGTTGTTAGATGCACAAGCCGCGCACCCTGATGATTTAAACGCTTACAACACTCTCGTACAGGAAAAGGTTAAAGGGTACTTGCAGAATGCCCCAGAAGAAGTGCAGCTTAGATCGCGACAGTTTTTTGATCAAGCAAATGCTACTGTAACTAGGGACATTACTGCCGCTGCAAAAGCTAAAGCTGATAGTCAGATTGCTGCTAACTTACTTACTGGCCTAGCAAATGACAAAGACCTGATATCAAACCTATTTAGGAATGGCGATATAGAGTCTGGGCAAGAGGCGCTTTCTGCATACATTGCTGATGCACAATCGGGCGTTGAAGCTGGGCTACTAAATGCAGAAAAAATACAGGCTGACATAGGGGTATTGCAGGACACGATTGCCAAGCAAACAATACTAGGTGAGCTAGATAGAACTTTACTTGACCCCTCGCTACCGGCTCCTGAGCGCATTGCAAATGCTGTAGAGTTTCGTGAGTCTGTAGTAGCGGCTGAGCAAATACCTGATCTAAGTGCAGAGCAAAAAGACACGTTAGTAAAAACTCTGGATGCTCGAATCCAAGATGAGCAGATTGCATACACTAAGGAGCGCAACAATCTTACGCAAGATCAAATGCGTCAAAAGGCTGACTTGGCGCGAAGCATACAAGCTGGTGAAATTAGCGCGGAAGAAGCATACACCCAAATTGATCAGCTGTTCAGAGATGGTCTTATCAAGGATGAGAATGAGCTGATTAGATATGAGGGTTTTGTAACCAGTGCAACTAAAGCCACGCTAAAAACGCAAAGGAATATTAACGACGTTAATAGAGTGCTGGAAGGTCAGTCTCCATCAGAGCCTTTAGAACAAGGGGCTGTTGATGATTACTATGAAAGCATACAAGCGGCGCTTCCAGAGAATCCTGCGGTTAGATCAGCGACCCAAGCGCAAGTGGTACAAAGCACTCGTTACGTTCCGTCTATGTTGAAGACTGAGTTACGCAATGATTTAGTATCTGGAGAGCCAGAAAGAATTGCTGCGGCCACTGACACTATGGACAGAATACTGGACATTCCTGGCATGGCTGATGAGTTTAGCAGTCAAGAGGTAGCATTTGCCGAGCAGGTTGCATTCAATATGGATTACATGGATGCAGACAAAGCGATACAGGCAGCTAGAACTAACACTGATCCCGCTAACGCTGCATTGGTAGAAGCAAGAACTAAAGCTATTAAGGACGATAAGAAGAAGTTTTCTGACGCATACGCTAAAGAAGTTGATGATGCATTTATGGGCTTCCGTGAAGACTTTCAGGCAAATCCTGATGCAGCAGCACAAATGACCAGTGATTATGGACAGCTAGTAGAAACGTATTATAAGGCTGGCAGTAGCATTGAGTCAGCCAAGTCTAGGGCAATGGCTGCTTTGCAAGCTAACTGGACTCAATCAGAGTTTGGTTTGATGAAGTACGCCCCTGAGCAATACTATGGGGTAGGCCAAAACAATAGCGTGTCATACATTAAGAAAGACATATATGACCTAGTAAAGCCTGGATATGATGAGAGAGGTTTGACGTTTACTGAGGATGACATATTCCTTAAAAGCGATGACGACACCGCTAGAGGGGCGACTTTAGGGCAACCTACATACAGCATTTTGATTAAAACGAGCGATGGCACCTTGCAGCGCCCAATGTTTATTGATGATCAGGGCAATCTAGCAGATCGTTACATTCCTGATGTTGCGCTTATAGAAAGTGCCCAGCAATCTGCTGTTGAAGAAGTAAAGCGAAAAGCTGACAAGGTGTTAGCAAAGTCTCCTGATCGACCAACTGCCGTACAAGACCTTGCTAAAGGGACTATATTCGAGAATGTAATGCTATCGCCGCGCAAAGAATACTCTATGACGCTCGCTGAAGAAATAGACGCTTTGGGGGCAGCTATAGACCCTTACGCTTACAGCCCAATTGAGGCTGTAACAGACATAACTCGCGCCTTAAAAAGAAAGAGCGATGAATACGTCGAGTCATTAAATAAGGACAAGTAATGGGATTTGTTGCTAGCACATCTACGCAGATTGTTCTGCCAAAGTTAAGAACATCTACTGCACAGAAGGCACTGCCTGAAGACCCAACTGTAACAGAGATAGCTGGTGCGTTCTTTCGTCAGGAGAATATTATAGGCTCTACCATCAGCAGAGAAGCAGGAATGCCTGATGAGTATAAAGATGACCCTTCTTTTGATGCGTATAGTTTCTTCACTGAAGATGAAAAGCTAGACGAGCAGTTTGTTACTGCTGCGATTATGGCTGACAATGAGGACGAGATTGAGGCTACGCGCAGACAGGTTGCAAGGGAGCGCAAAGACCGAGACATCATGGCCCGAGGTGGTGCCACATCGTTTATTGTAGGGCTGCCTGTAGCTGTTGCTGATCCACTTTCTATCTTATCTGTAGGCGGTGTAGCCCTTAACACTTACAGGGCGGGAAAGAGCATTCTAAGCGGTGCTGCGGTAACTGGTTCTATAGTAGGTATTGATACTGCGGTACAAGAAGCTGCATTGCATAGCCAGCAACTGACCAGAACATATGGTGAGTCTGCTATCAACATTTCTGCTGGTATGCTCTTAGGTGGCGTACTGGGCGGTACTGTAGCTAAGCTGGCAGAAGCTGGGGCTGACAAGACATTTATTGACGCTTATGAAGACGTTATGAATGTAGAGCCTAAGATAGCTGATGGCATAAACCCTACTATTAATGATGCAACTGAGGCGGCTGCTCCTTCTGGTGAAAGCGTAGGAGCCATGAAAACTATTGGCGATGTCCAGGTGTCAGGCAAGGCAGCCCGATTCTTAACGAAAGCCTTGGGCTTTGACCCTCTTTCCAGAACCATTACTAGCGCCAATCCTGAGACTAGGATAGCGGCAGCATTGCTGGCTGAAAACCCTATCAAGATGGATGGTCAAGTGTTGCAGGCTGCGGAATCCTTAGCTAAAGCGCACAGCGGTAAGTTAGCCGTGTCTTTGGAAGAAACAGGAGTCATATTTAAAGGGTACAAGAAACGCGGCGGCAAGCTAAACAGAAGGGACTTTAACAAGGCTGTGGCTACTGCTATGCGTAAGGGCGATAGCGACATTCCAGAGGTTAAGGCTGCTTCTGATGTATGGCGCAAAGAACTATACGACCCACTGAAAGAAGAAATGGTCGCACAAAAGCTATTGCCTGAAGACGTAGATGTTACTACAGCTAACAGCTATCTAAACAGAGTGTGGAATAAGAATGCTATTTCATACAACTATGATGCGTTTGTGTCCAAAGTATCTACATGGCTGGCTGACAAAGACGCTAAGTTGTTCGAGCAAGCTAAAGACGCGGCAGACCGTGTAGCTGAAGCAACAGGTAAAGAGCAGAAAGAACTACAAGCCATTATAGACAAGGCAGAGTTCAAGAAGGGCATGGACTTTGAGCAGCAAGATTATGAGTCGCTTTCCAGAGAAATAGCCCAAAGAATAATGGGCAGCCCTGATGGGCGTTTGCCTTACGATTGGAAGCTAGGCGCTGGCTCACCTGGAGGTGGCGTAAACAATCAGGGCATATCTGGCACTGCTTTGCGCGGCCCACTGCGTAACAGAACCTTCCAGATACCAGATGAAATGGTTGAGGAGTTCCTAGAGAACGATATTGAGGTGCTGGGCGCTAGATACTTGCAGAATGTCTCTGGTGATATTGAGCTAACCAAGACGTTTGGCGATGTGAATATGACTGATGTTATAAGCAAGATAACTCGGTCTGCTGACAGGATGAAGAAAGGCAAGTCGCAAAAAGAACAGGCTAAGATACAGAAGCAGTTAGAGGCTGATATACGCGACATTGCTGGTATGCGGGATAGGATTCGCGGTGTATATGGGTTCTCTGAAGATAATATCTGGACGCGCATGGCTCGATCATCAAGAGACTTGAACTACTTGCGATTACTCGGTGGCGTGACAGTATCTAGCTTGCCTGATGTTGCCCGTGTGTTTATGGCAGAAGGATTTATCAAGACCTTTGGTAGCGGCCTGAAGCCGTTGTTAGCCAACACTAAGCAGTTTAAGGTTGCTGCGGCAGAAATGAAAAGATACGGGGTTG